ACTTATAGATAGTTCTATACGAGATATGAATATGAATGCATTGCAATCTGCACAAAAAAAATTACTTAAAATTGAAGAATTATATTTAGAACCAAAAACCTTATTACAAAGTTTTGATTATTTTGACGGACTTAAAGAAATATCAAGGATTTCCAATAGGTTTAAAAGACAAGGTTATGAAGAATTTCTTAATAGATATAACACAATGAGAGAAGAAGAACCTCAAGAATCAGGACAAGGAATTAAAGGAAAAGGTTTAATAATGGAACAAGAACCAAAAAGAACAAGAGGAAGACCGAGAAAGCCAGAGAATGTTGGTAAAGTTAAATCAGAAAAGATTGAACGATATGTAGGTTTTGGAATTAATGAGATTAACAAACATAAATTATCAAATAAATCCATTTTTTGTATTAGGAGAAAGAATAAGTCTAATTATCCTAATTTACCTTCAAGAATCGTTGATACATCACTTAAGAATGTTATATTAGATATTACAGGGGGTAAGATTCCATCATTTAAAGATATTAATGATATGTCAGAAGAAGATAAAAATTATTTACATAAAATTTTATCTATAAGTGGATTGTCTGATAAATTTTCTATACCTACTCCCGCATTAGATAAGATTAATAAAGATATACACGACTTTGAAGTTATGAAGGGGGAAATATTAAGCGGAAATGATTCAAAAGATTTAGTCAGAAAATTCAAACTTAATGTCGCTAAACTTTCCAGACTTGGTGTATTACCTAAAAGAGAAGTTAATGAACTTTTAATCCTATTAGCCGACTTAAACTATTAATAGTATATAAAAATATATCAATATACTACTTATATATAATGAGTGGATTTTATAATGTATGGCCAAAGGTCTTAAACCCTAACAAAGAACTTATTCAAATGACTTCTGATGGTTTTAAAACCCCATTTTATTTTGGAGGTTCTCAAGTTCCAGTTTCTTTAAAGAAACAAATAGAAAGAGAAAGACTCCCTACTGATAAAAGAAGTAAAATTTACGGTAAATCTGTGCGTAAAGTCAATAACAATTACCTACACTTATCAGTTAAATAAATTTAAAAATTTAAATGTTTGATTACATATTATATATATAATCAAAGATGTTTATTATCGTTCTTAATCAGACTAATTTGGTCCCAGACGGACAGAATAATAAGTTAATTTATAATTTTCCAAACTCTGTAAATCTGAAAGACAAATATATAGCCGTATCATCTGTATCAATGTATTACAGTTGGTTCAATATTACATCGGCTTTTAGTAATAATACATTTTCATATACTTGGACGGCTGGAACAACTACAACTACATATACAATAACTATTCCTGATGGTATATATCAAATAGTAGATATAAATTCATATATACAATTTATTTGTATAAAAAACGCAACATATTGGACTATATCAGGTGTTAATTATTATCCATTTGAAATGTTAATTAATGCTCCAATATATGCTATTCAAATCAATACATATTTAATTCCGACATCATTACCTTCAGGAGCAACAATTCCGACAGGATTTCCTGGATGGCCAACCACGACTCAAAATAGTGTAATTACTATACCATCTAATTTTAATAATGTGATTGGTTTTACGGCTGGTTTTACTACGTATAATAACATTGGTAATCCATCAGGACTTCCGGTTGAAACTAATTATGTTTCAAAAAACCAATCAACTGGTACTATAAGTTATACATCAACACTTTCTCCTCAATTACAACAAAATAATAATGTCCTATTCAGTATTAGTAATATAAACAATCCTTATGCTCAACCATCATCTATTATATACTCACTTAATCCAAATGTAGCAGTCGGTGAACAAATCATTGATAGACCACCAAATTTTATGTGGAATAAGTTAATAGATGGAACTTATAATCAATTAAGATTAACACTATTAGGAACTAATCTACAACCACTCCTCATTAATGACCCAAATATGACTATTCTACTTACAATTAGAGATAAAGATGAGACTTCAATCAGTGCTAAATAAAGTTTATAGGAATAAGAGATTTGACATAAGTACTAAAAATCATAGTAAGATATTTTTATAATTTCCTAAAAATAAGAAAAGTATAATATATAAAAAAGTTATAAGAATATTTACTCTTAAAAAATGAACCTATGTCAAATCATTGATTCCTATTAAAAAAAAGAATTAATCTGTAATGTTAAAGATGTATTCATTTGTTAAGTGTTTGTTAAGTTCCTTTATATTTTCTATCAAATCAGTGCTATCTCCCCATAATAAGTAATATGAAAATAAAGCCGGTGATGGTATATAATTATCAATTAAATGGGCTTCAACTGCATAATGACGCTTTCTATAATTGTCCCGTTTCTTCTTATCGTGGTGGTCTATATATGTATTTCCTTTGTCATATCCAAAATCATAATATTTTCCATTCTCTAAATGGACTCTAAATCGTTTATTCTTCCTTGGTGATGAATCTAATCCGACAATTTTAGGCATATATTAATATTAATATTAATATAAAGATTTATACCTTTAATTATATATAATTAAATGTCAGATACAGAACAAATAACAGAATATATAAGAACAAAACGCCCAAATCTCTCTAAATCAAGTTTAAAGACATATACATCAATATTAAAGTCTCTATATAAAAACATATTTGAAGATGACAAATTTGATATGGATAAGTTTAGTAAAAATCCTGATAAAGTTATTCATTATTTAAAGATAATGTTAGAACCAAATCAAAGGAAAACATCATTATCAGCATTAGTTGTTATAACAGATAATAAAGACTATAGAGAACTTATGTTAGATGATATTAAGAAATATAATAAAGAACAAAACAAACAAGAAAAGAATGAAACACAAAAAGAAAATTGGGTAGAAAATAATGAAATTTTAGACATACATAAAAAAATGCTTAAAGACATCAAACTCTTATATAAAAAAGATATACTAACTAATTCAGATTTACAAACCATACAGAATTTTGTTATAATATCTTTACTTGGTGGGATATATATCCCACCAAGACGCTCAAAAGATTATGTTGATTTTAAGATAAAAAATATTGATAAAGAAAAAGATAATTATCTGGACAAAAATAAACTCATTTTTAATTCATATAAGACGGCTAAATTTTACGGGAGACAAGAACTTAAAATACCTTTAGAACTTTCAAAAATATTAAAACATTGGATAGGGATAAACCCTACCGAATATTTACTTTTTGATAGTTCTAAAAATAAATTATCCAATGTCAAACTCAATCAAAGACTTAATAAAATATTTGGTAAGAAAGCATCAGTTAATCAATTAAGACATACTTATTTATCTGATAAATATGGAGATATGATTGAACAAAAGAATCAAATGAATAAAGACTTTAACGATATGGGTTCATCTATGCTACAGGAAAAAGTTTATATTAAAAAATAATATAAATACATAATACTTTATATATTTATATGCTTACTGACGGACAAATTATAGAATTATCTAAAAGAATGAATATTCCATTAGAAGGAGTTTATTTTAAAGACGAACTACCGAGGAAACTAAAGACAAATAAATCTTATATTATCAATTTACAAGATAGTAAAAATGATGATGGAGTTTCTAATGAAGGGACACATTGGACATTTTTACAAATACACGAGACACCTAATGGGAAGATAGAACCGATATATTTTGACCCTTATGGACAACCACCACCTGAAATCATTAAGAAACGAGTTAAAGAAAACTTTAAGAAGTATCTACCATATAATAATAAGGATATTCAGAGTTTAATGAATAACGCTTGTGGATTCTATTGTTTGGCTTTAGCACATTTTATAAATGCATATCAAAAAAGGACAGGTATATTTTATACAGATGTAGATGACTTTTTAGACTGTTTTGATGACCTTAATAAGTCTGTAGATTGGAAGAAGAATGAATATATATTAAAAATGTTCTTCCAAGCCAAAGACCCCAAATTAAGAAAAGAAATTGATGTATTAAAACCTATTGATAGTATCGTAGATGAAGATTCAGGAAAAGGTATAGACCCATATAAAAATTATAGTAGAGATGGGCAAATGAAAATGGAAGTTGATATAAAATATATTAATCCATAAATATAAAAAAACACACTTAAAGAAATGACTACATAATATATTATATGAATACAGAAACCGCAACAAAAGTAAAAAAATATAATGAAGCACAAAAAGAAGCCTATAAAAGATATAGACTTAAGAACATTGAAAAAATCAGAGAACAAAGAAAACAGTATTATCTAAAGAAGAAAGACAATGACCCTGAATTTATGGTTAATAAACGAACCAAAGCAAAAGAATATTACCAACGAAAGAAATCCGGATTAGTTAAATCTAAAGAGAGTTCAAAAGAACCAAAACAAGAAGAGACTAAAGAAGAAGTTAAACAGGAAGAACCTATAGTAGTTGTTGAAGAACCGAAAGAAGTTAAACAAAATAAAACTTCAAAGAAAAGAAAATTGAATTAAAACTCATCTTCGTTAAGGAATTTTAATTTAGTATTTGTATCAAAAGAATTATGAGCCGATTGATATTCTGTAGGTCTTGATTCGTGAAAATTAGTTTTTTGAACCATACCAATTGTATCCATAAAAGTAAATGGATTAGTAGTTTTATATATCTTATTATAACCAAAACTTACACAAAGTCTATCTGCTATATATTCAATATACTGATTCATTAATACATTATTTAAACCTACTAATTTAGTCTTTATCGCTTCATCATTGAATTGTTGAGAAACAAGTACAGACTCTATAATTATTTTATGGGCTTCTTCTTCTGATAACCTATTAACTACTAATTTATATATTTCAAATGCAAACTCACAATGTAAGCATTCATCACGACTTATAAACTCGTTAGACTTTATCAGACCATTAAGAAAGGATGGTCCAGCATTAAAACGCTTTTTGAACCAATATATAGTCGCAAATGCTCCTGAAAATAAAATGCCTTCTATACAACCAAAAGCAATTATACGATGACCTATTGATACGGGTGAATCAATCCAACGAAAAGCCCAAATTGATATCTCTTTTATTGTAGGAATAGTTTTAATAGAATTTAATAATTTTGTTCTTTCTGACGGATTACTAATTAAATTATCTATCATTAAAGAATAGACTTCTGAATGAATATTTTCCATAGCCATTTGATACTGATATGTATATCTAACTTCGTTTATAGTAATTAAATCCATCATACGCTTACTTATATTAAAATTAACTATACCATCAGTATTAGCAAAGAAAGCCAAAATCATTTTTATGACATATTGTTCATTTTCGTTCAATGTCTCAAAGTTCTTCCTATCTTGGGAAAAGTCTATTTCTTCAGCCTTCCAAAACGCGGAAAGTTGTTTTTTATAATGTTCCCATATATTATGATACTTAATAGGATATAAACTAAACTTTAAATTTTCAAAATCTGTCAGTGGTTCCATATGAACTATTGTATATTATAATATAGTCAACCCTTTAAATTAATGATTTGTCATAAGTTCAAAATTTTTTCAGTAGTGTAATTTATATAATATTTATTTTTATATTATTTTTGTGATTATAGATAATATATAAATTATACTACTCTAAAATTTTGAACTTATGACAAATCGTTCATTCCTATATAATTTTATCATACATATGTATGATAAAAGATTATTAATAATAACCGGTAATATAAATGTCATTATATATAAGGGTCAAGTACTTTAAGTAGTTTTTATTATTGTAATATATCATCTTTCCATTTCTCACCATTATATGAACTTGTCCTCACTATATTCCTTTATTATGTTTTCAATATCGTATTTTAGTTGTATAAGTTTATCATTTCTATCCTTATATATTTCTTTATACAATGTATATGAGTTGTAATAGTTGTCTAATTCTTTATCTATTACTATTAAAATCTTCATCAATTCTATAATTACAGGATTATAATTCATTATGTGTATATATATTATAAAATAAATATAAATTTAAATGAATATTAATATTAATAATGAATTAAACTATAAAAAAGATAAGAATAACATTAATTAAAAATTTTTAATTAATGTTTATATATACTTCAAACACATTTATTCTATTATTAATCTTAATCTTAATTAAATATCCCCTTTTTGTCGTTATTTTTATCATTAGAAATTTTCGGATTTATATAATTCTGAATTTATATATAAATCTGTTTCTATATATCCACCTATGAACATATAATTATAAAATACAATCGGAAACATATTATGTTCTCTTCCAACCCTTTTTTTTATGAAATCTAAAAAATCTAATCTTTTTTGCGGTTCTTGTAAGAATTCATCACAATCAATTATAAGTGGATTTTCATTCAATAATAAAGCCTTTACTTTATCACAATAAGGGCATTTAGATTTTGTATATATAACCCACCCTTTACTCAATCCGTATTCGTCCATATATACTATATAGTATATATGAAACTTTAAATTTTTATTTTTTATTCATTAGACTCCTATATGTTGTTTGATAGCCTCTTGTAATGATAGTTTAAGAGCCTTTTTTGCTTTAGGAGTTAGATTGTCTTTAACATTCATTTGTGTGTCAACTACATACCCACTTTTAGAAGAATCAGACTTTATAATATCTGAACGAGCCTTTAATATATTCTGTTCTTTTCTTGGTCGTCCTTTTTTTTTATTTAATATAGTATGTTTACTTGGTTCGTCTTCGTGAGGATAAATGCCAAACATTAATTTATATTGTTCGGCTTCTGAATATTTATCACCAAATGCGGTTCTTTTATTAATTTCATCTTCTAATTCTTTTGTCATTTTTCTACCTGAAAATTTTGGAGGAGGCATATTTATAGGATGATATATATTTATTTTTTTATATCTATTTTTTTCCATGCATTGAATGGTACATAACAAACATCAATAAAATTTCCTTTAAAATGTTCCTTACCTTTATTCTTTAAAAATAATGTTTCAATAGGGTCAATAGTAAAATAATCAGTTCCTTTATCCGGTTCCAAAAAAAATGTTATTGGGTTATTACAAATATCAAAATAGTATAACCCATCTTCGGTTTTCATTATGATATAATAATCTAAACCTGACAATGTTGGTATAATATTTTTATTTTTATATGAACTTTGAATTTTGATAAGTTTAACTTTATTGCTTTGTTTATCATATTTAAAATATGGTTTATAACTTGGTGTTCCTAAAAATTTTGTCAATTGAATAGGGACACCTTTTATATTCATATCTTTTTTATACTCATTATATACATAACCTTTTTCAATATTAACTTTACATCCTTTAGTATCATAATATTTTATTTCCATATTTGCTTTACTGTTATATATATCACCCAATGGGAAAAAATCTCTAAAAAATTGAGTATCTCCTGCATCTATATTATCACTCCAGTTTTTTATAATTGCATTTGGTAATACACCTGTAAAAGAATTGATTGTTTTTTTACCAATATGTGTTGTACATAATACATCTTCAAATGCTTTACCATAACCTTCTAATGAATTAGAATATTTTATCTTATATAGTTTCAATACTTCATCTTTAAATTCAGTATGACTAACTATTTGTTTAATCTCTTTTACAGATTCTCTTTCCTTAATAATCTTATTTTTCTCAATAATATTATGTGCTATTTTTGAATCAATTTTTTTAATAGTATCTAATACTTCATTACGGTCTTTTTCCAGTAAAGATAAGTCGTCATAATTTTCTGAACCTTTATCATCAAAATCTTTTAATTCATTATCTAATTTGATAAGACCTCTATCATAAGCCCGTTTTAATTTCTCATATCCTACTACTCGTTTATTATAATAATCAAAATCACGATTAGCATCTTTATCACTTTTAATCGATTTACTTAATGTTATCATTTTTTCACTGGGAATCAACATTCCACCAATGATATTTTTTAAAATAGGGTTTAAAAGTCCATCATTACTATGCATTAAGTAGTCTATGTTCCCCAATAGATTACTTGTAGATTTATTTCCCAACATCTTTATATACATAATAATATTATCATACATTTAAATCTTAAAATTTCGTTTGATTTGCTTTCTACTTCTGTTTTTATTTTCCAAGAAGTATAAACGATATATTTTTTCCATTAAAATAGTTATATCAATATTAAATCCCAAATGAAAACCTATAACTCTTTCAACTTTTTTCCAATTTCTTTTTAGTTCTTTTCTCATACGCTTGTTTAATTCTCGTTGTTTGTCGCATTTTTCGTAATAGCCTAAATTGTAAGAACTAATTTCAATAATCATTATGTTGTTATATATAAATATTTATTTCTTTAAATTGTTTTTATATAATAACTGAAAATATAAAATATAGTTAGAATAGGACCTTTGACATATGTTCATATTTTCATAGTAATATATTTTTATAATTTAGTCAAAAATAAGAAAAGTATAATATATAAAAAGATTTAAAAAAATCTTACTCTGAAATTTCAAACTTATGTCAAATCTCTTATCCCTATAAACTTTTTATGCGTATAATCCAGATCCATTAATACCATTATACCCAAGTTCTTCACCTCCACTATTAAATTTATGGTATTGTGGAGGAAGTTGGTATTGCATATGAAAATTTGCACCATAAGGTTGAGAACGAAGAGCAGGAGGCAATAAATCATCACTCATCATTCTTGAACCTCTTCCACTAATTTGAGCATTATGACTTCTCATTCCACTACCTCTTGAATGAGGGGCTAAAGGGTCGTGAAAAACAGTTCTAAATGGTTCTAAAGCGTGTTTAGCCAAAAATTCCCCATCTGATAAAGAAGTATTTAAAGCATTAGAGGCTAAATTACCCAAAGTTTGATTATGAAGATTTCTTAACGAACCACCCGATTTCATATATTCTTTGGCCACATTCTTTAGTTCTGGTAAAAGTTCTCTTGCGATTTC